AAATATAATATAAGTGCCAAAAAGTTAGTTTCCCCTAACAAACATTCCAGCAGACAGGTAAACAAAAAGTTTAGTAGCGTTAAACCACCGAGAATGTTATAACTCGCTAACTCTGTTAGCCTGACCCAACCGCCCATACTGTCCTCACCTACCAAACGCAACCCACACGCTTACACGCTTACACGCTTACACGCTTACACGCTTACACGCTTACACGCTTACAATTAAAGTAAGTTATGAAATATTTAAATTACTGCGTATTTATGTTTCAGCATTTAAAGCACATTTAAATTATATTGTGTTGCCAATCGGTTACGATTATGCTATAATGTATAGGGTGAATTTATCACCAGAAAGGAGAAAAAACAAATGAAAAAGCCTTACAAAGTAAAAACAACAGGTGGAATTGAAGAAAGGTTAGGTGTTGATCTTCCAGCGTTTGAAAACATGGGTTTATACTTATTTATTTACAGATATGAAGAAGATCGAAAGAAAGTCTGGTATATTGTCGATAAGCTAACAGGATTATGTGTAATGAAAGCGAGTACACGCAAAGAAGCGCTTGACAGGTTTTACAATTGGACAAAAGAGCCTAAAAACGTTGACAGATTGAAGAGTTTAATCACTAAGACTGTTGAGAAAGACGGTGAAGTTAATCATGTATCTATTGACAGTTTACAGTGATTCAGACGCTTTTGTGTACAGGGTTCAGACGATTAAAAAGGCAGTCTACATTATTGAAAATCTTGAATTTAAGATTATGGGAATTAATCTTATTAAAGTGAGGTAAAACAATGAACATCAAATATACGCTTTTAAAGCCTTTATCCGGTAAGTTAGATGATTATATTATGATTTTAGGTAAATGGGTTGAGATCATCGACAAATCAAAAACCTTGATTCTCAAGCATGGAGTTTTGTCTCAGCTAGAATATAACTACATTGTATCCAGAGAAAAAGCTAGATTTAAGTGGGACGATAAAAACAGGCAGTATATTTTATGTGTATATGATGGTGATAATCCTCAGACAGTATCACGTTTAATACTGAATAAGGTTAATGATAATCTTTATAAAGGCGTAATGATTAAAGGCGTTTTCTTATGGGACATATCAAGAATTTGGAGGTATGAAAAATGATTGTTATTAAACTCGGTAAAGGGTCAGTTCCTAACAGCGCTTTTGTAATGAATGATGATTACTATGTATTCGACAGAAAAACGGTTGAAACGCTCTGTTATATCTTATATGCTTCTGATTTAGATACAGTGTTGCCTTTTATAGATAAGTTAGTTGATAAGATTATGGAGTGCATTAACAATGATCCATAATAAGATTTATACTCCATCCAGTAAGGAAGATTTTGTGAACATCATTTGGGAGCGTCAACGTCAATTAGGTTTATCTGATTATCAATTAGCGCTGGAAAGTGGTCTTTCTCGCGCCACTATCTCAAGATGGAAGAGCGGAAAACGTGAACCAATGACCAATCAATTATTATCTCTATTTCCTGTAGTCGGACTAGAAATAAAAGTAATTGAAAAGGACTGATTAGGAGTTGAAACCTAGAGAATCGCGTTACTGTATCGCAGTTTACAACATGGATACAGAATCTACAAAAGATGGTTATTTATCCGCATTTATGGCGAACAAATTTAAAAGCAGACTGAAAGTTAAGATTCCAAACCCGAAAAAGGCTGATAAACCATCTAGGAAGTATGAAAAAGGGAAATTCCAGCTTTTAAAATTATTGGAGAATTTGCCTGATAAAGTACGTCTAACACAGCAAAAAGAAGTTAAAGCATTTTTTGATTATTTAAACAACACATGTTCAGACGCAGAAGTATTTTATAAAGACATGACACCAAAGGCAGATAAACTCAAATGTTATATTGTAATCCACTTTGCTAATTTAACATGGGATTTAGATATATTGAAGGGAATTATATTTAATGATAAGTATGATTGTTCTTCAATTGGCGCTGAAACGGATTTAGTACAATTTCAATTTGGCGGTTTGTATTTCCGAGATTTTCTAAGGGTCACTGGTTTTAGGTCTATAAAAATGGCTGGTATGGTTTGTACATCCGCACACAAGGCAGACGGTGAAGAGGTATATAATATTAGATTGGAAGATATACCAAGCACCTATGAAGAATATTCAGAAAAACAAAAATATTATATGGAGAATGATGTGCTTGTAATGGATGAATCATTAAACATCATTTTAAACAGAAACGAAAACTATGCGATAAAAACGTTAAATGATTTGCCTATGACATCTACATCCTTTGGGAGATTCAGACTGAGAAATAATGATGAGATTATTTATGAGGATGGTGAGAAAATAAGCGTCCCTGCGTTGCTTACTGTTTCAAGATGGCAGTACACAAGACCATTTTTAACGTATTTGATAAGAGCATACAAAGGCGGTTACTGCGCACCGAATCCGCACATACAATATAAAGTAATAGATGATGTGATCTGCTTTGATGCTGTGTCGATGTATCCAGACAAAATGATATTCCATCGTATGATGCAGGCTACCAAATACACTAAAATGACCGAATGCCCGTATACTTTGGAAGAATGCAAAGAGCATTTAAACGAGCCAGAAGCGCAAAGCGCATTAAACAAAGTGAAGAACATAGAATATTTTATGAGCAAATTTGACAAAAGCGGATTATTTACTGAGCGTCCAGACGATTTAGACGGCGGTTTGTATCCATGGATAGGAAACGTAATATTAAACATAAAAGGCATTAGAAATAAAGACGGTATTTACATGATGCCTTTTATCAGTAAATTTAAAGTCGAGAATATAAAGAAAAAGCATGAACCAAATAATGGATTATATGTACGTGAATTGATAGAATGCAATGGTAAAGTGCTATCAGGATATAATATTGAAATAATACTATCCTCAGTTGATTTAATGTGTGCGCTAATGTGCTATGATTGCGAAGTGGTGAAAATCAAGAAATGGCTAAATCTAAGTTGGCGAGATATGTTAAACGTGCAAAAGCGCGATTTATGGTTTGCTTACAAGAGAAAAATGCACATCTCCGAAGTGCTTAAAAAAGGCAGAAATGAAAATGATGATTACTGGAAGAATGAAGCAGGATTTGATCCTGAGACTATAAAAGCGATGAGCGATGATGAATATAATCAATTTACCAATAATTATAAATTGCTAATAAAGGCAGATGCTAATGGTAAATATGGAATGACAGTGGAAAAACCAGTTCATCCGAAAACATGGATAGAATACGATGAAAACAGATTACCAAACATAAAAGCGCAGACGATTAACGAAGCTATGGAAGAATTATTAAATGATCCAGAGACAGCACCGAAAACAATCAAAACGTCTGATTACTGCGCTGGATCATCTATAACCATGTGGGCGCGGTGGCAATTGATACAGATGATGTATTGTTTTTACATCAATGGAATAGAGACTTATTATTGTGATACTGATTCGTTGTTTGTTAGTCGATCGGAAAAAGCGTTTAAATGCGTTGAAGCCTTTAACCAGAGGAAGAAAGATTTATATTATTCAACATCATGTGGAAATGGAATAGAAATAAACGTTGATATTGCTGAGAATTTGGGGCAATTTGAATTAGATAAAGAATGTGAATACTTTAAAACATTGGGCGCGAAAAATTACGCCTATGTTAAAAAGGGAAAAAGTAAAATCACCATAGCAGGATTAAACACTACTTTTTATCAGAAAAAGCTTGATGAGTTATTTACAGATGGAAATATAAAGACAATCTTTGATCGTTACTACAGACCTAATACCTGTGTATTACCTGACGGTTGCAGGAAACTATTGAAAAATCGTGATAATATGGGATATGATAAAAATGGATTGTGGCGAGGATGTACGCTTGAGCCTGTAGGATTTTTCTCTATCAATCTACAATCTAAATATCATATCAATAACGTCATTCGCGCTTCTATCTTGCAGGGTTTAAAACCAGCTTATTATTTAGGCAAATATAATAAAACTATGTATCTTGATAAAAACGGATTTGATCTAAATCAGCACTCAGGATTTTTATATGAGCAGTTTTTTACACTGGAAGAAAACCAAACCATAGACGGAGGGAGGGTCTAATGTGGCAACACGATCACCACAAAGCAGATTATTCGATAATATCGGAAGAAGAATAAGACATATAAATGCAGATTTAAAGAAAAATCCAGATGCCTTTAGAGAAGCAGGATTAAAAAGACAAAAAGCTAATCTTGAAGAATTTAGAGATGAATTGAGACAGAGAGCAAATCAAAATGGCGGTAAACTCACGCAAGACCAAATTAATGACGCTACTTATGAAATGAAAACAAACGAGAATTTAACTACAGATAAGAAAAAGATAGATGAAATTACGATTAAGATGGAAATGGCACAGCAAGAAATGATAGATGAAATATTCGATAAAGAGCCAGAAGAGGAAGATACAGGATTCGATGATTCAGACGTTGAAGCTTTAAACGATTTATTTTTCAGTGATATTTCTGGTAAATACATTGGGCAATCCGGTGATCCAGACGCGAGAAACACAGCTTTTGATATAATAGAAAAGGCTAATGAGTATTTAAAACGTGATCTGTCAGAGCGAGACAAAGCATATTTAAACCGATTAACAAATAATCTTTCATCCGCTCTAGCTAGTAAAGGTGCTAGAGGTGTATTATATTCCATATCATAAAAAGAGTGCGGTCTAATCCGCACTCTTTTCAAATAGTTTGTTATAAATCGCTACTAACATTTCATGGTCTGTGAGTTCTGTTTTTTCAGACTTATCAATATAATCTACTTGTTTAAGTTTCCCGTAACCTTGCCAATCAGACGGATTAAATTTAGACATATATACACCTGTAGATGGATTAGATTGGATCACGTTTCCATCGTAAAGCACACCCACATGATAACAATTAGGCTTATCGCTATAACCATTTGGCACTTCATCCTTTTTAATTTTAAAAACCAATAATCCATCAATATAAGATTCTGAATTTACTTTTCCTTCTTCACGCTCTTTTAAATATTTGTATTTACTTTTATTTTTATAAGAGCGCCATAACCAGTTAGTCCCTTGACATGCTATTCCAGCAGAGCGCCTTACTACACCTATACAGTCAATGACGGAATAAGGTTGCCCGATCAACGTTAAAGCGTTTTCACAAAATTGTTTATTTGTCAGCATATAATCACTTCTTTCCGAGAATCCGCATAATTAATAGATATAAAATGTATAATCTCAAAGTTCCAAATACCGATGACTGCATCATAAACGGTTGGTTTTGATAAACGGAAGGTGTTATAGGTGTCCAACTTTGATTAGCCAAATAATTATACCAGCGTCTAGCCTGTGATGGACGAGTACCCGGATCATTAGCGTCTGATCTTTCATACTGCCAATAATACGCAGTCGCTAAACGTTCAACAGAATCAGTTGATACCTTAAAATCTTCCCATTTATAACTATATCCTCTGTTATTATACCAAGTCTTTTTACCGTTAAGCCCATATTTGCACTCATAATCATGGTAAGCTATTTGCGGTTCGATTCTTCCAGACGGATTGTTAGAGTTGGCTACAATCCCTATACCTTGTGCTTTACACCAAGTTCCGTATTTTTTATACCAAGGTGTCCACTGGGCAAGACCAAAACCGCCTGTTGTATCAGTTGGAAATCCTGCATGTTGTGGGCGGTTAGGATTTAAAGTACATTCTGATTCCCAATTACCAAGGCAAGCACAGATAGCATTAACACTCCATCCTTTAGAGCGCAGATAAGAATAAATCCATTTAGCATTGACTTGCATCTCTTCCGAGGTTAGGCGCTTTTTATACTGGCAATAATAATCAGGCATTTATAATTTACCTAGCCTTTTTTCCTTTGTGGTAAGTTTTTGTGTTGTGGTGTATGTTTTAGGAGTTGCGGAAGAGATAGCAGAGGAAAACGCTGATTTAATTTGACCGATTGCATCTGTAAATGTAGGCTTTGCGTTTGAAGTCGCAGGAGATGTAGATGCTACAGCTGGAGCAGAGACTTTTACAGGCGCTGGGGTTGACGCTTTAGGAGTTGTCGCTGTTACTGCTTTTGCAGATGTTCCGCTCTTTTTAGGTTTTGTAGGCTCAGCGAATGACGGAAGAGCCTGAGAAGCGCCAGCCAATCCAGCACCAATGGCTGTTGCGGTTTTTGCTAATCCAGAAACGCCAGCGCCTACAGTAGCACCGACCGCAAGAGCAGGAAGAGCCAAACCCCAAGATGCTAACTCAGGAAGAGGGTTTTCGTTTTTCTCGCGCATGTATTCTGTGACCTGATTTAATCCTTGCCTAAACAAAGATGGTTTTTCAAACGATGCACCGGAAGTGCCTACACCTTGAATATCACGCCCATGATACAAATATTTATCACCGCTAAAGTCAACACCTGTAGATGCAACCTGTGTTTGTGATGTCTGCCTTCCGAATGATCCGCTATATCGCGGTGAAGGTTCTTTTACTTCGTCAAGCCTGTTTTCCTGCGTTGACAATTTCTGCTGTTGCGCCTGTTGTCTCGCTCTTTCAGTTTCAAGCTTTGTCTGAGTGTTTTTTAAAATCTCTCTGTTCGTGATCGTTTTCTCTTTAGGCGATTTTGCGATTTCATCAAGTCGGTTTTCCTGAGTTGTGAGTTTTTGCTTCATCGGTTGTTCTGCTTTTTCAGATTCAAGCGTTTTCTGGGTGTCTCTTAAAATATCTCTGTTTGTAATTGGAGATGTTGATTTAATCGGACTTGTAACACTTGATTCATAAACAGGATTTTCCCAAGGTTTTCTAACAGGCGTTTCAAGTGTTCTGGGTGATTTAACTTCTGTTTCTCCTACAGGTGATGGCGCTTTCTGGGTTGCTTCTCCAAACGCTTCTCTGATTTTTTCTGTTGCTTCTGAAAATCCTAATTGCGGTTCAGGTTCTGTTGCGTATTCTCTAGCATAATCGTATTCACCCTCTGGGATTTCTGGAAATTCGCCAGAACCGCCAAGCGGTACAAACGGAAAGAAACCGCCACCGCCAGCGCCACCACCATAAGACTGAGCGCCCACACCACCAACGGAAGAAGCAGTAGGCACAGAAAACCCGCCTGACTGTGATTGTGGGCGTGAATATGTGTAACCGCCTGATTCCTCTCTGCCTGAGTACATGTTTCCTAAAACATGATTGATTATATCATTTCTGTTCATACGTTTCCCTCATTTCACAAGTAGCATAAAAGTGATATAAGGATATTGATTTTTAGTCCTAAAGTTTACTACAAAACCTAACTGACCAGCGGTTTGACCATAGTCCGATCCGCTATCATTTGCATAACTATCAATATTTGCAGACCCAGCGACAACAGTAAATTTATTTTGCGGTACAGGTACAATCAATCTGAATTTATACCAACCATCTGCGTCTGGTGATCCTGTAATACTGAGATGTAATCTGCCTATAATTACATTACCTAATCTGTAAAATGATCCACCGTCAGATTGTAACTCAACTGTAATTCCGCTTGTAATGCTTTCAAAATAACCGCCTAATTCGTCCAGTGTATAAGACAGGTCAACAGTTGTCGCTTTTAAGCGGTTTACTTCCTGATTAAGCAAATTATAATTCGTTGTATTCTGGTTGATGCTTTGATTGTGAGATGCTAATGTGTTATTGATTTCAGTTATGCTGGATTCATTATTTGCTGTTTTTTCTTCAAGCGTTGCAGTTTTATCTTCTAACGTTCTAATATTCTGTCTGACATTATATACATCATCATAAATCACATTAACAAAATCTGATAAATCACTTACATACGATTGTTGATTCGTATAATCATTTTGCAGAGTTTCTATATTATGTTCTGCTGTTACAATTCGCGCCAAGTGTTCAGCAATGGCAGTATTAATATTAATGATCTGCGTTGTGATGCTTACATTATTAGATGAGTTAATCATTATGTCAGCGCCAGTAAGCACAACTTCACCAGTTTTGCTATTTACAGACGCAACAGCCACTAACTCAGGGTGATCCGCTAGAAATTCTGCGATTAACTGAGCCATTGCATCGACAGATGGAATTGGATTGTCTCTCAGATAATCCTGTATATAAGCCACAACTTGAGGGATTGATGCAGGAGTTAATTTACCATACATCGGAATGTATTTAGGCATTGTCTCACCTTCTTTTATTTATTCCCACCGCCACTAACTCTGACTTAAAGTGCCATTTTTAACTGTTCGGATTTACATACCAGTAATCTGTCCCAATAAACTGCACTTCTCGGAATACTGAACCATTATTTTTAATATAAGAGGAAATAAACCCGATATAATCCCGCGCGAGCATCCTATATCCCAATGCTGTCAGATGTCCGGCATTAAATGCTGAAGAATTTCCGGTATGCCCATACTGCTGAATATCCACAGGAATAACATTCGGATCGGAAGCGTATGTGGTTTCAAGCCATTCGAGCAATGCCGTAGAAAACGCTTTGTAATCAGCAGAGGAATACGATGTTGCCGGGATGATATTCGCCACAAAAATTTTGATGTTTTTGTTTTCGGTTTTCAGTTTTGTTATAATGCGCTGGAAAGCCGTTTTTGTGTCTGCTCCAAGTTCACCGTATGTTCCGCAATCATTGATGCCCAACTGGATAATTGCACAGTCATATCCGCTCAGATCGGTGTTCTGCTCGGTGTTGTACCATTGCACGGAAGTCTGTCCTCCATGCCCAAGGTTAGTTACATCTACCCCAGTCATTTTGCGAAGGTATGTTGGGTATGAGTATTTTGAATAATTTACCCATTGTGTAGAACCGCTATCCAAATGGTTAAACGTACCTTCCGTCATGGAATCGCCCACACACAGGATTTTGTTAAAAACAGAAATCTCTCTCCCGTCATAATCGCATGGGTTATCAACATTTGATAATATACCAACGCCGTCAAGGATATACCCATAATCTTCAGGCTTTTCGTTTTTGGTGTTGATCCATGCGGTATCAACGCTCTGTGAGGTCGCATTAAGAGAAAACCGCGCATAAGCTGTTTCGGCGGGAGTAATAAAATTGGTTACTGTAAACGCATTTGCTCCATAGGCTACGATAACAGTTTTATCTGCCTTGTAAAAAGCGCAATATCCGCCATGCAAACCACCACCGAAATATTGTGTTTCCGGTAAAAGCGCACAGAATCCGGTTGCTCTCCACCCATCATTTGAGATGAATACACCGCTTGCATTAATGTATCCGTTGGAGTATTCAGTTTTATCTATGTAATTTGTTTCAGGATCGTGGATGATAAAGTTACATTTTTCTTTAGTGACTGCGTTATCACCAATGTTTATCATTTTAATGGCTTTATATCCTATGCTGGAATGCTGAACTATATCCTTGAGCCTTACCACAGGGTCTGGGTTTGTAATTCCTGCGCTCGCTTTACAATGTGAGAACCGCACATATTTTGCTTTTTCTGGATATACCAGCACACCTGTTTTTGCTATTTGATTATCTACTCCAGCTACGCCTCCAAGATATGTTTTAGTCTCATCATAGTACGACACAACGTTTCCACTAGGGCTAAGGTATAATTCATATTCCACACCAAACAGCACGCTTGAAAGAGGGATGTAATCCGTTCGACTGAAAGCCGAGCTTGTCCCTGAGTTTTCTCCCCTATTGTTGATATATCCATTATCAGAAAAATCAACGCTGAAAATAGAATCACTTGCGCTCTTTAAATCAGAGACATCATTAATTAATTGCTGATAATCTGACGGGATTGATACAACTATATCGTCTATTTGATCCTGTAAACTATCTAATACATCTTTAATAGTTACGGTTTCGCCAGCGCTGATATTATCAGCAGTCAATACTACTTCTCCGGTTTCACCGTTTACGGATTCAACTCCACCGATTAATTCAGGATGTGCAATTAAATAATTATGTATGATTGTTTCAATCTCTGTTATGGAGTTAATAGGATTATTCACTAAATATGTTTGGATGTGTGCGACAATTTCCGCAATTGACGCAGGATCGAGCCAAAATTTTAAAGGATGATATTCAATATACTCAGCCATATTTTCACCACCTTTAATAAAGTTCAATTTCATCCAGATCAATGACGTTCAGAAACAGTTGATTGACTTCTGGAAAGATAACCGATTCATAAGCGTCAAAAAGTTGTGCTTCCCTGTATCCTCCGAGAATTTGAGAAGCGGTTTGTACACCAATATTCCCATATCTATGAAGTTTAATATTTTCGTTTGATTCGTCTGTATTTTTCGTATTCGTTTTTGTGTTGCCTGTTTGGGTGACAACACTATTTCCGCGCTGGTTAATCGTTTCTTTATTCTGAGAATTATCTTTAGATGCTTGACTTAAATAATTGTCAATGTCAGCTGTAAATCCGTCTGGTGTATCCATCAAATGAGATTTATCTTCTGTCTCTGAGGTTGTTTCTGTTGTAAGATTAGGAAGAGTTGTCGTTTTTGTATTCGGTGTCGATTCGCTGTCAGACGTAAAATTACTTTTATTTTCTCTGGTATGATCTTCGTATACGTTATAGTTTCTGGTCATTTCATCATCATCGAGCGCCTTTTCAGATGCAATCATTTTATGCCAAACATAGGCACGTTCTTTAACAAGGCGATGAAAAGCACGTAAAAATTTAGTTGGAGAAGAAAACGCAATCTGCCTGTAATAAAAATGTTCGTTTATGTTTTCGATGATTTCAGAATCCAGATTTTCCACATTCTGAGGATAAAGTGTTGAAAATCCTTGTACTATTTGCCATATTTCAGAATCTTCATTAATTAATTGATAAAAAGGAATGTTTACCACATTCACCACCGCCTTTTATATCGTTTCATTAACTATAGCATAAGGATGTGCAAAATTCAACGTGTCAATATTTTGTCTTTCATCATCATACCACCATAGATAAAGCCCATCATTAAACAAACCGCACATCATATTATTCACAAATTGTGGGCGAGAGTATACATAATTTGTAAGTTTAGGTTCGATCATTCTGCAATAGTCAAAGATTTTGCGAGTTTTCCGACATTGCAAAAGCCCCTTGCACATATGTCCGCTGCTCTCATTGATTCGGTCAATATCAATAAGATCATCATTTGATGGAGCGACAACAGAAATATTAAATCCGTACTGCTTGAGCATCATCAAATCGCCATAAGCGTTAGAGCCTGTTGAAGTGTTTGGAAGGTACTTTTTATCAGCATAGCCAGCTTCGACAGTTTTTAACGCCTGTTCCGCTACTTTTACGTTTTGCTTATAGGTATAGGATGCTTCTAGCCCGAATGAGGACATAAAACCCATCGACAAAAGCGAATTTAAACCGCTATATCCAGAGGTTGTGAGCGCATTCTGCATTTCCTCAGTAAGTCCTAAATTCGGAAGAAGTGATGATAAACTATCGCCAGCCTTTTCAAACATGCTATCAAGCATTGATGCAACACCACCGGATTTTGCTTGCGCTTCTTTTGCGTTGTCAACCGTTAGTCTGCTGGCGCTTCTTCCTGCTTCAATGCTGTTTCTGTTTTGCGCTTGCCAAATTGCATAATTATCGCTGTTCATGGAGCAATTAGGAGGCATGGTTTGCTTCATTGCGAAAAGTTGCTTTTGATTGTTCACTCCGAATTTATAATTTATCGGAGAGCAGATCAGGCAAGGATAACCGGATGCAAAAGAGCAGATAATCTCAAATTGTGGTGTTCCTGTAAAATCCTCATATCTAAATATTTGCTCTTCGCCTGTTTGATTAGACACAATAATATTTGTGTAATCATAACCTTTTAATATTGGATTTACTATGCTAATTTCTTGAGCACGAAAAAGTGTATCCGCTGATGGTACATTAATCACAAGGGTTTTTGGATCATAATCATCACTGTCAATTGGTTTAATTGCTTGTAAATCGTCTGGATTTTGCTCACATTCAATAGGACATATTTCTGCTGGAATGCAGTATATTCCAGTAATTGATCCTAGCTGACCAGAATTATTCATATCAGAGTTTAAAGATTTGAGTGCGTATGAATTAATTTCAGTTGATCCGCAGTTTATAAAATAAGGTTTAGCACCCATATACACATTATCTATCAATCCTGCCATTGCTATAGGATCGGTGTATGGGTCATTGTTATAACTTAATACTTCGTAAGTTGGATCAGAAAACCTAGCAGTAATATCAATTGTTGAATATACGACAAATGCTATATTATCGTTGTTTGTATGCCATTGCCATAAATTACGCTTTGCTAATGCTGGATATTCAGACCCCATACCACGCAAAGGCATTACAGACAGATCAGTTGTAGCAATACCATAACCGCTTGTATTCCAGAATGGCGAATTATCAAAGTTAAAATAATATGTCTGGACAAAATCAATATCAAGTTTTAACTCAGTACAATTGAGGTTTTTATATTTTCGATCAGTGACAAAACAATAATATACCTTTTCCTGCTCTGTGTTCGGTCTGTTTACAATCTTCACATAATCAACACGGTACGAATTTTCAAACGAAAAGCCAGTCTGATTACTGCAATTAACTTTAATAGATTCTCCTTGTTTCCAATATTTGCAGTTTGTAATATGGGCGATTTGGTTTGATTTTAAAAATGTATCTCTCTGTTCAGCATTTTCAAAACCCCAAATATGTTTATACTGAGGATCAACCGCGCCAATCTGATACAAATAATATTCAGTATCCCTAAATTCATTGACCAATCCCATTTACTCACCTTCTTTTTCTGGCGTTGCAACTGCGTTGTCATTCAACCCAATATTATAATCAACGTTGGCAAAGTCAACAGACAGCGCGATTCCATACGTTCCAAACTTCATATTGATTTCATCAACTGCTTTTTGCCTTGTTTGCAGTCTGTTTGTGCGCTCATGCACTACGTGTCCATTTATCGCGCTAACTTCTGTAGTAATAAGACGTTCGCGTTTAGGATCACCCCTGTTAGGGATTCCGCAGAATGTAAGCACTTCCGCAAGCAAATTAAGTTTATAATTCTGCAATTCGTTAAATACCATTGGAGCGCCAGTGGTGAGGGAATTAACGCCATTATTTACGCTGTTGCCAATTTCAGCAATAACAGGCTGACCAGTTTTCATTTTTCTATAAGCTAGTTTTAAGCTATTAAGTTGTGCTTCGTTCTCAGCAGTTAAAAGAGTTGGCGTTTTCTGTGCTTCGATATTTACATCAATTGTGTTATCAGTTCGGGCTAGTCTAACCGCATATTGTCTAAGCGCTCTAATATTCGGAATTTTCATACAGTTATCATAGATGATTACATATTGGTCAGGGTTTAGATAAATCTGATAACCATTTAACCCATACGCTCTAATAGTTGTAGGGTTGCCATAAGCGTTTAAAGACCCTTGCGTTGTATATGGCAGAATCAAAGGGCCGACTTCTTCATCTATAAAAAACGCCACACTTCCTCTATACATTAGCCATTGTTCGACCTGTGCCATATCTACTATTAATGGCATACCTTCAAACTTAAAAACGGAAGAATAAAGCTGTTGCAGATCGTTATACCATCTAATAAAAGTATCTTCGATTCCTGTTAATTTATCGGTGACTTCCTGACCGATAAACCTGTCAAATTCTCTGCCTTTAAACATTATTTCACCTTCTATCCAAAATAGGCGCTAACCGATATGCAGTTAGCGCCTATTAAATTAATTATCCTTAGACAGTCAAAGCGCCTGTAGCAGGATTCCAAGTTGCTGTATCCGTAATAGTCGGATCACTCAAAAGCGTTGCTTTAATGGTGAGTGTGCCTGTCTGGGCGGTTCCAAAATGCACCATACCAGTTGCGCTAATATATGTATCAGCGTTTGCACCTTCAAGTGTCCACTTAATATTTTTATTAGTTGCGTTTGCTGGCGTAACGGTTGCAGTCATCTGCAAGTCGCTTCCCTTTGGATAAGTACCGGAAGTATTAGTGATTGCAACAGCAGTTCCAGCGGTTACAGTACCAGAAGTAAAAGCAATACAGTTACTAAACGGGCTACGCGAATAAGTACGCCAAACGTGCCAGAAGTAATTCCAGTACAAACCTTGAGCGTTATACTGTTCGGTGAATTTATCAAGGTTGTTTACAACCATCAAAAATTCATCATCGCAGAGAACCGCATAGACATCTGGATTTTCAGCACCAAAGTTATCGACAAGGATTTTTCTTCCCAAAAACTCTGCGCGATTCATATTGAAGGCGCTCGCAAGGACATTTACATCCATGATAGCATCAATATCAGCGCGAAGGAAAAGAACCTGCCTGTCTTTAGGCGTGAAATTCTTAACGCCAACTGCGTTATAACTATCACTCATAAATTCCATGAGGTTAGACGCAGATTTAAAGTTGGTAACAATATTGTGGATATTATCAGTGCTAGGAGCATCCGTCTTAATGTAGTACATCTCATCTTTGCTTTCAGCAAAGATATTTTTCATACTTACAAACTCATCATAATTAGCGCCACTGTAAAGACTATCTACAATACCAGCAATTAGCGTCCTCATGCCCTGTTCAGTGACAAATGCTTTAGCCAACTGCTCTTCCGCAATCGTAACCTTATAAAAAAGCTGGCTGTTCATGCGATGGAAAACCGCGCCCACATCGGGAATTACTCGCTTATAAACTTCATTTTCTGCAATCTGAGGATCAAACTCATGCGCGTTGGCGATATTCACAAAAATTTCTTCGACAATATCTCCATATTTTTCTGTACCCTTCTTAAACACAGCAAGAGGGTTTTCATACAGGCGAGAAGTAATAATTACTCTAGCAATGCGATTTACAAGCACGTTCAAAAACTGATTAGCAAGAGACTTATTGCTGAGAATATACTCACCAATGTCCTGCAAATTAGTAGCGGTTGCGGTTGGGATGCGCTCGCTCAAAGAGGGAGCAATAGCATTAATAACCGCAGAGGTTGTAGCGTCAAAAACTTTAGCCATTTCTTTCACCTTCCCTTAGTTATTCTTAAACAAAGATTCAATAGTGACGGTTTTGTTTTCGTCTTTATCTTCATCTGGATCATTTTTTCCAGACAAAAAACGTTCACGATACCTTTTATTAGCTTCATCAAGTTGGTTTTTATAATTAGTTCGGTCTGCGTCTGCCTGAGCAAAATCAGCAGTTAATCTTGTTTCTTCATCATACAATCTGTTAATCTCTGTCATTACGTTGTCATCGTTCGGATTTTCTGCAAATAATTTTATAAATTCTTCTTTTGTCATTTACTTTCACTCCTTATGAAAATGCTCTTGTATTTCATTTACTAAACTTTGCATCACTTTTGTGTTTTCCGTCATTTGCTCTCTAAACTCATCCAGAACCGTTTTCTGATAGTAGAAAAGCCAAATCACCACAGCAACAGGGAATCCCACAGTTGAAATAAAATCAGATATTGCTTTCACATCCACAGACATCACCACCTAATAAAAGATAAATGGTGCGCGGAGATGATAAGCAAACATCAATAATCAGCCCACATAAATTAATATGTGCTTATAGGGCAGACTTCCGCGCAATTTAATAATAAAGATTTAATATTAAATTGTCAATATGTTTTTAGTGCTACTCTTACTGCGTATTTGATTTGTTCATCATCATAAACACATAACCGAGGATCAAAACCAATTTGCTTTAAATATGCAATTGTAGCGCCATGCTTTGGATCAATATCAATTAAGCGGTTATCCAGACGCACAAGCACAGGCAAAGACGGTAACTCGAATAACTGTTGTCGAGTAGCGCCAAATCCGATTTGATTTCTGGTTAGTTGACATTTATATAAATATATTTCTGTATCCTTATATAAAAGAGTTGCTATATACAGTGCGTTGCTTTTACGCAAAAACTTTTTCATAGTCGCTGGATCATAAACGTTAGAATCAATTTCAAAATCACCTTCAAACGCTATTTCATTACCATCAATCTTTAAAATATCTGGAATTTCCTTTTCTTCGGTGTAACTCATCTGCGCATACTCCACAGCGTATTTCACCCCATAGTGATTCCTAAGTATTCTAATTTGACCGGGATATATATGCAACTTATCAATATTGATCCCTAAACCTTCAAAATATGGATTAGCTTTATTAAGTGTATTTCCAATTAACCATACGTTTAAATCATTTCTGTCTCTATTAATAGTAGATACCAAAGACATAAACAATTCAAATTCAACAGGTAAATAATCAGCAGAATTTAAAAGTACAAATTCTTCCATTATAAGACGATTAATATCTGGAAATTGTGCTGACTTATATTTATATTCCATGTTTAATACAAATACTCTACCAATATAATCTTTAGGAGTTGCTTTGCTAAATGGATCAGCTAGAGCAGGGATCATAAACCATTTCTGCCCATCATACCAAACTTCTTTTTTATAAACATCTCTGGTGTATTCAATGAGATAGTCCGATTGAAACCAACTAGTCATAAGATCGTCTCTAGCGTCTGTAACAAAACGCAACACTCTTCCAAATTGCTTTATCTTATGATTCATGTGATCGTCAATAAGTGATTTGCAAATTGCAGTTGATTTCCCATTGGAGCGCCCACCAAATATTATATTATATCTGGCGTCAATTTCTTTGATTCTTTCATCACTATAATATTTCATTTTTCTCACCTATTAAATAAGCGCCTTTACAGGCGCTTTGTAGTTAATGGAGCAGGTGCAACGTCTTTCCGGTGTTGCCAAACTTGCGTGAGGTAAACTCTTCACATCGGAAGGTGTGTCCCTCAAAGAGTTCATTTACTTCGTCTACAGGCTTTTCTTTGATTTCATCAAGATAAGCATTTGCAATCACATTAGGGAGATAATAAGACACGCCATCCGCACAAGTAACAATCACGCTCTTACGGACTTCTCCGGTCTTTTTATCGGTATACTCGATAATCTTATCAACTCTTGCAATAGTGTACATTTCACCTTTTTCCATCTGCTGGGTGTTCTGCATGTTGAGACGTTCTGCAAGGCTAAATTTCTTCGTTTCCATGTTTCTTTTCCTTCTTTCTATTTTTGTTTTAATAGATACATTTGCGCTAACTAATCAGACTTTACGTTGACCAGACGCAGGATTCTAGCGCAAAAATATTTGTCCTAAGAGGAAGGAGTCAATACCACCCGTCTGATATAAATATTATAAGGCTTTACATACGGATTTGCAAACAAAAAGATTTTTCAGAAAATTGATTGAAATGAAGAAAAAGCGTTGACAAATGGTTACTATTCATGCTAAAATAAACCATCCTCAATAATAAACTATAAAAGGAGTTAAGAACCATGAAAGCTACTGACAGCAGGAAGAAGATCACAATAGTAATTAATGAAGAAAAGATAACAGCATCCAAAGGCTTCTTCACTAGTTTAGCAGTTGTAAACTTTTTGTTTTCCTTCAAGTTGGGATGTTAGTTAGGGGAAACTAACTTTTTGGCACTTATATTATATTT